ATCAGCTCTGCAACTTCTTCTGTATTACCACTATAAGAAATATAACAGATTAATGCTTTCATTAAGATTCACACCATTCACATTCTTTAATTTCCAATGCTGTCGAACGTACATAATAACTAGTTTTAATTTTTGCTTTCCATACTTCTAAATGTAATTGCAGTAATACTTTTGCAGTGATTGAGTTTGGTACATAAAGATTGAATGAAATACCTTGGTCAATATGTTTTGCACGTTTAGAATTCTGCTTAATGCTGTAGAATTGGTCACGAGCATGTGCTTGTTTCTCATAGTATTTATAAGTCTTGTAACTCATGTCTGGTGCAACAACAGGTAATTTATAACCTTTTTTCTCTTCATTAAAGATTGGTTTAAATACAGGGTCAATACTTGCTGTAGAACCTGCAATAACAGATGTACTACCATTAGGTGCGACAGCCATCAGATAACCGTTACGCATACCTTGTTCTGCTACTATTTCTTTTAATGCATCCCATTTCTCATTACCATCATAACCATGTTTTGTGAAATATTTACCATTGTGCCAATCAGAACCTTCAAAGTGAGGATAAGAACCTTTTTCTTTTGCTAAATCACTTGATGCTTTGATAGTTAAATACGCAATTTCTTCATATAGCTTGTCTGCATATTCAACTGCTTCATTGCTCTCCCATTCGATACCTTTTAACGCTAGTAGGTGATGCCAACCGAATGTTCCTAAACCAATAGCTCGGTATAACTCATTTGTAATTTTTGCTTGTTTAACAGGAATGTTATTCAAGTCAATTACATTGTCAAGCATACGCACTTGAATTGGAATTAAACGTTCTAATACGTTTGCAGGTACAGCTTTACCTAAGTTTACAGATGATAAGTTACAAACAACAAAATCACCTGCATCCCAAGATTTTACAATTTTGCCTAAGCCATCGACAGTGTATTCTGTTTGTACAGTAGCACTCATGTTTTGTGTGATTTCTGTACATAGATTACTACTATAAATCATACCTTTATGACTATTCGCATTTTGACGGTTTACTTCATCACGATAAAACATGAATGGTGTACCTGTTTCTAATTGTGATTTCATAATACGTTTCATAAGATTGATAGCAGGTACACGTACTTTTGTAATATTGTTATCATCTACACATTCCATGTATTTATCTCGGAAAGCACCAGAACCATCATTTTCATCATAGAAGTCTTCTAATGACCATCCTTTTACAGTTAATACTTCATGTGGGTCAAATAGATACCAATCTTTACGTTGTTCTACCGCTTCCATGAAGATATCTGGTAAACAAACACCTGTGAAGATGTCATGCGCACGTAAACGCTCATCACCATTGTTTAATTTTAAATCTAAGAATGATTCAATATCTTTGTGCCAAATATCAAGATAGATAGCAATCGCACCTTGACGTTGACCTAATTGGTCTACAGATACTGCTGTGTTATTTAATTGCTTAATCCAAGGAATAACACCAGATGAAGCGCCTTTATAACCACGAATTGCAGAACCCCTTGCTCGTACTTTACCCATATATACCACGTTTCCCCACTATTACTAGTGGCGCAGACTATATCATAATTTAAGACGTTACTCTTAAATCCTTTTGCGCTACCCAATAAGGAATTTCGCCTTATCAGTCTTATCTCGTTTTCACTATTTGTCCTCACGACAGACAGCTATCAAGAAATTTAGTCGTTGCACCTTCATCTAAAATATTATTCATCATAATTATAATTTTTAAAATTTTTACTATTTAATCTATATGTGATAGTTTTTCTGTCAATACCTAAAATTTTACTCGCTTCATTAATGCTGTTGTATTTAACATCATCAATTATTACAGGTTTTCTTTTTGGATTCGACATTTTTATTTTTTCTCTATGACTATCACTTTTTGGAATGTTTTCTCCTTGACCTTTTTTGGATTCACTCATTTTTCTTCTTGATTCTTCTGAATGTTTTTTACCATAAAAAGGATTTTTTTCTCCATTATACATTCCTTTAGTAGATTCACTCATTCTAATTTTAGATTCCTCTGAATGTTTTTTACCATACATTCCATTAGATTCTCCATGATGTATATAGTTACTAACACCTTTTGATTGTTTAATCATATTATAACCATTATCATTAGAGTATATCATTTTTAATTCTTCTTCCTCTGAATTCGAGACGTTTTCTTTTAATATTACAAATTCAAAGTTTTCTTCTCCATAGATATTAAAATCATCTTGCATTTTTTTACTATGGTGCTTACCTTGCCTAAGAAGATTAAAATGAGTGGCTTTTCTATTTTTAGGATTATTAGTCCTTCCAATATATTTTTTCTTATTAAAATTATTTATAATCATGTATATATATTCCATTGTTATCCATCTCCTTTTTGATGAATAACATTTTAGATGCTTGGCACAGAGATAGCCCTAATTATAGAATTAGGATTCCCCTGTTAGCATAACTCTTAGTCGTCATTTCCTACGATTACTTTGCGTGAGTTATACACCCTAGATTTCTAGGTTCACAAAAGTTTTACATCGGCATTTATTGTTTACCGATACCTCCACCGAATTTAGAAAGTGTCGCAACATCTGTGTTTGAGTTATAAATACCTTCTAAAGAATCATCTACTGTGTCAATGAAGCAAGATGATAATTGACCACCTTTACGTCCTGCATTTGTTAATGTAGGGGTAGCAACTGTCATGTATAAGTTACTCAACGCCCAATATGCTTCTTTGACTTTCTCTAGTCGATTTTCTTTCTCTTCTTGCATTAGAGTTAATGCGATAGTTAGGAATCGTTCTTGAGGTAGTTCGTATGTTTCTTTTTCAAAACCTCGTGCAAGATAGCGTGTAGATAAGTGATATAATCCTGCATAATCAAATAGTAAGTCTTTTGATGGGTCAATAAATTTACTTGCTTCTTGAATTTCTTCTTTTGTATATTTTTCTAAGATATCAGAAGTATAAATTCCTTTACTTCCTAATGTCTTTAATAATCCATAATAACTACCATATGAAACATCTGATTCATATGCTCGGTTTCGTGATGCTTCTTTGTAGAGCTTTCGAAGCAATACTTTAGCCACTGAGAATGACCACTCTGGCGAGTCAATATCAATGTTTTCTAATCCTGTCTTGATAATTAATTGTGTAATTTCTTCTGCTTTGATTTCATCTTTTTTCTGAATCATACTAGATAATTTTCGAGTAAAACGTTCATCTGTAACTCCCATTTTTTCTGATAGGAATTTTTTAAGTCGTTCCTCTTTAAATTCTAGGCTTCGTTTTTTGTTATCTTTAAATACTAATGTCATCTATTAATCAATCCTTCTCGTTATATTTTTTTAGTTAGTAAAAACAATTTACACAATCAATTAAACCACCCACTTTCAATTTTTCAATAGTATATATATTATATCACATATAAAATAGAAAGTCAAGGTGTTTCTTAATGAAAAAGAAATTAATAATATGATTCAATTAAGTTCTTCTCTTTTGACCATAACTTAATAAATTCACGTTGCTCTGGGGAAACACCTGCATTACCTTTAATTCGTGCTTGTCGAATTCGTTGACCACGTACTTCAATCGTTGCTAGAGGTACATCTGGGTTCTCCTTATCTCGTAAGAATAGGATTTTACAGTTACCTTTCTGTACATCATCAACATACGATGCAACACAGTGAGTTAATTCTTCACCTTCACGTTTTAAATCATCAATCTTTTCTGGTTTTACAATTACAAACTTCTGTTTCTTATCTTCAAAAGTTAATCGTCTGTAAGACACTTCATTTACAGCTACTTTAAATTTGTCACTATCTTCTTCATTATTTAATACACGATTATTCATTACTGCTACATCATGTACTTTCTTCAATGATTTAGGGTACTTCTCCCATTCTAATCCTAACCCTCTTTGAATCCGCACATAATCACGAAGATACGTTGATGCACTATCAAAATTGATTCCTTGATGCATACGACAATGACGTGAGAGGTAAAGCACTAGTGCTTTAAAATCATTGTAGCCGTAATCCATTAAAGATTCCAATCGGTCTAATGATTGAGAGAATTTTTTGATATCAGATTCATCTTGTACAATAGATAAGATTTCATCTGTAAAGTTTGAATCAAATCGACTCATGAATTTACCGATTTCTAAAATATTTAAACCTAATTCACTATTGTTCATCTTAAACCATTTCATAAATTTTTTATTTACCCCTAAGATTTTATGAGGTTTTGTTTCTTCAAAGTTTA